TAAAAGACGTTTTAATCGTAAGATGAAAGCGTTAGCTAAGTTTATAAAACCAAACAAAGGTTTTTCTAAACTTCTTGCAGGTATGGGAACAGATATTATTAGAAGATCGTCTAGAAGAGTTCCAGTTGATACTGGTACGTTAAAACAATCTGTATTCATAGAAGGTAAACCATTCAGTATTGTAGTTGGTTATAATGCAAACTATTCTAGGTTTGTAGAAGAAGGCACATCTAAAATGAAAGCACAACCATTCTTTGAACCTTCAATTAAAGAAGCGATTAAAAGATTTGAAGATAATTGGTCAGTACAAATTCAAAAGGAATATAGAAAATGAAAGATGCTAGTCACTTTATACGGAAACAAGTTTTTGATGCACTTAATGGCAACATTACACTTAACTCTGCAAATGTACCAGTATATAATGTTGTGCCTTCATCAGCAAGTACACCATATATATTGATCACATCTGTATCAAATTCTATAGCAGAAGATATTAAAGATACCTATTTAAATGAGATTATAACTGATGTAGAAATTGTTACTGCATTTGATACCAATACTGGAGGTCAATTAGATGCAAATTTAGCTATAAATCAGATAACACAAATACTTGTTGATAGAACATCTTTTTTTAATATGGCTTCTAATAACTTTAAATGTATTTCTGCACAAAACAATGGCGTAGCTTATATTAGTACAGATACGGATACAGAAACAATATATAGAGGTATTTTAACATTATCAAACCTTGTCGAAGAATTATGAGATTAGAATTATATAGATATAGTTCACAAAAAGATAGTACATTAGGTTTATTATTTTTAATAAATGATGAAACAAACAAAAAAGATTTTTTATGCTTTACTCTTGAAGATGAAAAAAGAGAGGTCAAAGTATATGGAGAAACTCGCATACCTGAAGGCACATATAAAATTAAATACAGAAAAGAGGGCGGTCATCATAATAAATATAAAAAGCGTTTCGAAAGCATTCATAGAGGCATGTTACACATTGTCGATGTTCCTAATTTTACTCATATTCTTGTGCATTGCGGTAATGATACTAGCCATACACATGGTTGTTTACTTGTTGGGGATGTTATATCGCAAAATATTAGCAAAGAGCCGTTTTTAGGACAATCTACAGATTGTTATAAAAGAATTTATCCAATTATATCTGATATTTTAGATACACAAAAACATTTATCAATTAAAATAATTAATTTTGAAGAGATCTAAATCAAAAAAAATTATGCCTAAAGAAATACTAGATAAAAAAGTAGCTATTGATCTTGATTCAGATGGTCGTAGCGATATAAAATTAGACATCAAGTTCATCGGTCTATTAGTTGGTGGAATAATCAGTTTAACTATGACTTATTCACAATTAACATCAGAGATTGAAGTTGCTAAAACACTTCCTGAATATAAAATTGAACAAGACGATACTAAAGTAATTAATCAAAAAATTGATTATTTAATTAAAGAATTAGAAAAATACGAAGAACAAACTAATAGAAGATTAAATAGTTTAGAAGATAAGGTGTATAAAAAATGAACACTAAAACTAAATTTGCTATAGTTTTATTATTATTGTTTTTTGTATTTTTAATTTTTATACAAAGTTAAATGAAGTTATTAAGCGATATATCTTTATCAGAAGCTGATGTTAATAAACAGCTTAAAACAACACAGACAATATCTAAGATCAATACATTAATGGATGTAGCAGATGGTCTTAAAGAATGGGAGGGTGTACAGAGGATAGAAATATTTTTAAGAATAGAACATAAATTAATTGATTTAATAGATGACTTGTAATGGATGTATTTTTACTGGGAACTGTTCTTCTTATTGCATTTGTGTATAGTGCTTTTATTATCTATATATGGACTAACGATAAAAAATGAACAAGATATTATCAAAACTTTTTGGAGAAACTGCAAGTGGTATTGCAAATATTGTCGATAGATTCGTTCAGACTAAAGAAGAAAAACATAAAGCTAATCAAGAGATTCAACAACTATTTCAATCATTTGAGATTGAGATGCAAAAGAACACCACAGAAAGATGGAAGTATGATTCTACTTCTGATAGTTGGTTATCAAAAAATATAAGACCATTGGTATTACTTATTTTAGTTATTTCTACTATATTACTTGTTTTTATTGATGCAGGAAAAATATCTTTTGACGTCAAAGAAAGTTGGGTTGATCTTTTACAAATAGTCTTAATTACTGTAATTGGTGCTTATTTCGGGTCTCGCGGTCTTGAAAAGTATTCTAAAAAATAATGGCTAAAAGATTTTATCCAAAAGCATACGAAAAAAAACCAAAGAAAAAAAGAAAAGGAATACATAGTAAAAATAGAAATACAAATAATAAAAACGGTAAATATTATAGTGGATCAAAATACAGAGGACAAGGAAGGTAAAATTTGTGAAACTTGCAAAAAATATAAACCTTTATCTCGGTACTATAAAAGAAAGAATAAAAAATCTGAAATACATTGTAGAGATTGTAGAAATAAAAAAAGAGAAAAAAATCACAGGCATTGGAAACAAGAATTTATTTATAAACTATCTACGTATATAGATATAAAATGTGTAAAGTGTGGTTATGATAAAAATTTTAGTGCATTAGACTTTCACCATACAAAAAGAAAGAAGTTTGCAATATCTAGAGAGATCAGAAACTTATCTAAAAAAAGTTTCTATGATGGAAAAGTAGATAGAATACTTACAGAGATAATGAGCAAGTGTGAAGTGCTATGTTCTAACTGTCATCGTGAACATCATAACAAGCATATAATGAAAATGAAAAAATAGTATATTTGTAAATAAAATATTCTTATGGGTACAGCACTTACTGGAAATACTATAGCATCCTCGTATTTAGGATTAATAAAATCAACAGATTCATTAGCAATAGGAACATCAGCTAAAAGAATTACTGATGGTGCAGGAAATGATTTACCAATTAAATTAACTACAACACAAATGTTTTTTAATGTAGGTACTGTTACTGCACCTGCATTATCTTTTGATGGTAATATTTCAGAAGGTTTCTATATACCAACTGATGAAAATATTGGTGTCTGTATAGCAGGTTCTGAAATTGCAAGATTTAATGGAAGTGGATTTGGTATTATTGATGGAACAAGCTCAGCACCTAGTTTATTTTTTACTGGTGATACTGATACTGGTTTATATAGAACTGGTAGTGGTGTTATAGGATTTTCTTCAAATCAAACACTATCAGGTGAAGTAACATTATCTGGTTTTAGAGCAAGAAAGAACTCAACTGCTTCTTCACCTAATTATACTTTTATAGGAGATGATAATACTGGTTTACATTCATTAGATGCAAATAGATTAGATTTTATTTTAGGTGGTAATAGAGCGTTTGGTATGTTTTACTCTACTGGTGTAAGCACATTTGAAACATTTACTACTGATGAAATGGCATTTGAAGTAGGTTCTAGCGAAAGATTAAGAATACTTAATACTGGTCAAGTAAAATTAAATACTTATGGAAGTGGTACATTTACTGGCACAGTAACACAAAGATTAGGTGTAACATCAAGTGGTCAAGTTGTTGAGATACCTATTGGTAGTGGTGCTGTTGATGGTAGCGGAAGTGCAAATGACGTAGTGATGTGGTCTGATGCAAATACGATTACTGATGCACCCATTGCAATAAGCAGTAATGATGCCACCTTTGCAGGAGATGTTACTGTAAGTCACATTGGAAATTCATTATTAACAATTCAATCAACGGATGATAATGCTATTTTAAAAATTGATGCAAATTCAGGGGGTACTGGAATAAACGCAAACCAAGACCCATTCTTACAATTTGCAAGTGGTGGTACAATAAAAGCAAACATTCATTATGATAATACAGCAACAAATTTAATATTTCAAACTAATACAAATGCAACTGCTTTGACCATTGATAATTCACAAAATGTTGGGATAGGAACTAGCACAATTCGTCAAAGATTACATCAGCACGTATCTGATAGTGGTTCAAATTATCACGCTTTTACAAACAGCACAACTGGTACTGGTGTAGCAGATGGTTTTGTAGTAGGTATAAATGCAGATGAATCTGCTCTAGTTTGGAATCAAGAAAATACACCATTAATTTTTGCTACAAACAATGACGCTAAGATGACCATATTGGCTGACGGAAAAATTGGTATAGGAACGACTGCCCCTGCAAG